TGGCCCCATCAACGCGGGCAATGCAAGTGTTTAACTCGTCTCGAACGCCTTGACGGTAGGTTTCCCATTCCGCAGGGACAGTGCCGCCCGTTTCAAAAGCATCCATGACGATCCAGTTGCTGCTGGTCAACTGAGCTTTGCTTTCGTTGTTCAGCTCAGTCGTCTTTGTTGCTTTGGCTGTTGACAGGTCTTTGTAGCCAGGATTGACGTAGTCAGCAGCGGTTGCGCCAGAGGCAAGAAACTCGATGTAGTCGCGGTTAGCAGGGTCGGTGGGAACAAAGGCGACGTTGCCGTCGGTGTCTTCACGCTTGAGGGCAGTTTGCTCAGCGTCAGACCAGGTGTAGGAGAAAGTCATTGTTGTGGTGTCAGACATTGTTCAAAAGTGCAAAGGGGCCAAATAGTTCCAACGCGGCATCGTTGTAAGCAGCCGCCGCTTCACGCTCAGAACCGAAAACCCCGAGCGATTTAGTCTTGCCGTCAACAGTGATACGAGCACGCCATTTGTCGCGCAACCTGTTGACGCCCTTAAAAAGAGATGAGCAGTTGGCAGGCTTGCGTTGCTTTCGCATGTTTTGCTGCTGCGTGACAACCTGTAGGTTCTCCACGCGATTGTCTACGCCATCGCCGTTGATGTGATCAACAACTTTGCCATCTAAATCCCAACCCTCAATTTCAGCAATTAAGCGGTGGGCTAATACTTGCTTGCCGTTGATAGTGGCGACAGCGTAAGTCAAATGCTTAGAGCGCAGAGGCCGCCAGTTGATAAAGCGCAGGTCTTTATGCGCTTCGCAAAAAATGATATTCATAGCTCTGCGTCGTAGTTGTTGCCGCTAATCGTTGGGGTTGCCCTCATTGTAGGTCGCAAGTCAGCAGCGTTTACAGTGCCTGAGCTTCTGATTTGGAAGAAACGCTGACATAACGCCAGCTCAGTGCCAATAAGGCGGTGCTCAAACGGGGTCGCTACTGGGCCGGGTTCGAGTTGGACCGCTGTGATTTCAAAAGTTTGACCAGAAGCAGAACCCCAATTTGCGTTGTAGCTAGGGCTGACCACGGCAAGAGCACTTACAGCATCTTGCCACCCATCACTTGCTGCCACGCGAGATGAACCCCCCCATACGTGAAAGCTTAAGTCCACATAAGAAGTAATAGACGCTCCAGAGTCATTAGGGGCGGTGATAGTAATTGTTTTCTTCTCCCAAGTATCAGCAGTATCGATGGTGTATGAAGCAACGTAAGTCAGTAAATTACTCGCGCCAATTCCTGTCGGATCACGTAACAGCGAAATGCTGTACGTTCCAGCCACTGAAGACTTTACCCAGAACGATAATGTCACAGGGCGATCAGTTGTATTCCCTAACCACCCAGACATTGCTCTGAAATTTCTGCCTTCGATTTTTTGTGACAAGTACAGGTTTGTACTAGCACCTTGAGATAGAGCACCCGTTGTTGTGTATATCAGGGCATCAGCTGCACCGTCAGCATTGGGCGCGGATGACAAGTTGACGATGGATCTACTAACAGTGACTAAATTGGCTGAACCTTGCGTAATTGATTGCCAGCGGTCACGAGTAAAGATGTTTGTATTTGCAAGTGTTGCTCCTCCATTATCACGTTGATCTACAGCAAATAATCCGTTGATTATGACATTGCGGAACCCAGCCAGCGGCCCACCGTTCAAACTCGGCACGGTGAGGTTGCCCGTCATCGTGTCGCCAGTGACATCTACGAACTGATCGGGTTCACTGCGCCATGCGCTACCATCCCACACCTTGAACACATAACCGCCACCGCTGGTATCCAGCCACTGTTCACCAAGCGCATTGCCACTAGATCCAGCAGGGCTGCTATTCGGTGCAGACGTTCCAACATGAACAGGGCCGACCTTAACTAGATCACCTGCTGCATCTTTAAAAAACAGACCGGCGCTTGTGGCGTTCGTGTTAATAGCTAACTGGCCATCTGCCATCGAAGCAGGAGTAGGCCGCTTGCTAGCGGTGTTAGAACGCAGGTGCTGGAGAGCCATTCCTTAACGCCAGATTACTGGCCGGAAATTACTATCCTATTCTATACCGATCAATAAGAACCGTCGTCTAATTGGCTGGTTAATGCTACCGTTCCACTGGAATCAGGCAGTGCGATTGTGCGATCTGCCGTTGGATCGGTCACGGCTAGCGTGGTTTCAAAATCGTTATCCGTAGCACCTTCAAACAGTAAGCTACCAAGTGCGCCGATCGTTACCGCGCCAGTGAACGTGCCACCGCCTTTGGGCATTGCCAGCGCAGCCAAGTCATACGCAGTCTTGACAGCATTAGCAGTAGCAGCCAGCGTTGCTGACGTGGAGCTAATTGTGTTGTTGAGCTGTACTACACCAGCATTACTGGTAGTTGCAGCTTGGATCTTGCTTGCCGAAATCGCTGCGCCGGCATTGATGTCAGCATCAACAATCGCTCCAGCGGTGATCGCTACAGCACCGGCATTGCTAATGCTGATGTCACCAGTAATCGGAACAGCGGTCGGTACATTCGATGCGCTACCCACCAGCATGTAAGCACTGGTCAGGTTGGCGAGTTTGCTAAACGCAATACTGGCACTGGCGCTAATGTCAGCATTGACAATCGTGCCATCGCTGATCATCGTGCTGGTTACGGTTCCCGTGTCACCAGTGGTAATGACTGTTCCAGAAACATCGGGGAATGTGATGGTCCGATCAGCCGTTGGATCGGTAATGGCGATCGTCAGCTCAAAATCATCGTTAGTTGCACCTTCAAATACCAGTGATCCGGTGTTGCCGATTTCCAAGGTGCCGGTCATCGTGCCACCGGATTTAGCAAGCTTCTCGGTAGAAACTTCCTGCAGCGCGGTTTGGACGTTGGTCGATTGAATATCGCCAAACGGTACGAACGAGATATTTGATGCAAGCTGTGCTGCCACGAAGCTGGAAACATCTAGCAGTTCCCAGTCCGTTCCACTAGACAGCAGAATGTCAGGCGGGTTCAGTGCAACGGCAGGCGCTGGAGCGGTGCCCGTACCAAGCTCGCTAACAACGAGGTAATACTGGCGGTTATCAACAGATGCAGCGGGTAGCGCAGATCCAGCAGTTAGGCCAGCCGCTTGACCTTGCGTTGTGACTGATGCGACTAGGTTTGTACCTGCGTCATAAGTACCAGCAAAGATGATCTCACCGCTGGTAATCGTGACAGGCTGCCAAGCGTTGCCGTCCCAGATATAAAGATCACTGTTAATTGAATCAAAGAAGAACTGGCCTGAATACTCAGCAGTCGGGAAGGTAACGACGCCAGCAGTTGAGTCAGAACCACCAAACTGGCAAACTGAAGAATTTGAAAACTTAGAGCCAGGAATCGAGTTGGCCGACAGTCGAGCTGCATCCAGCGTTCCAGACGTAAGGATTGCTGCGCTCAGATCTGGAATATCAGCAGCACTCAGCGTGGTAGCTGCAGTGACGATGCCCTTTGCGTTGACAGTGACCTTGGAATACTCACCAGCAACTACACCACTGTCGGGAATGCTGATGTTGCCTGCACCATCAATTTCAAGGTTGCCGCTGGCTGGAACGATGATGCCGCCAACAGTAGTTGTTGTGGCAAGTGGCAGATCAGTGTCTACCAGAGCGACCGCACCAGTGATGCTGCCATACTCATCAAACGAAATGCCGGAAACCGTGGCAGCGGCAATCGTGTTGGCGATACTGATTTCGCCCGTGCCAGACACTGCAAGGCCGGAATCTGCTGCAACACTGACGCCACCGATTGTTGTGGTGGTCGCAACCGGCAAATCAGTGTCAACCAGTGCGGCGGTGCTGGTGATATGACCTTGCGCGTCGAAGGTAATACCGCTGCGCGTACCAGCAGTAACCAAATTGGTGTGACCGATGCTGCCGGTGGTTTTATCTAGGCCGCGATCCAGCGAAGCAGATGGGATCTTGGCAGCAGTTACGGTGTCGGCGCTGAGTTTTGCACCGTCAATGCCGGTGGCAAGTTTGATGTCAGTAACTGCAGCATCAACGATTGCGTTGGTGTCAACAGCGTTATCGGCTAGTTCTGATGCAGTAACTGCACTGGCGGCGATATTGGTCGCGGTGATCGTATCGGTGGCAATCTTTGCGCTAGTAACTGCACCATCAATGATTGCGGCGGTATCAACTGAACTGTCGGCCAGCTCTGATGCCGTAACCGCATTGGCAGCAATCTGCGTTGATGTAATCGTGTCAGTGGCGATCTTGGCTGCAGTGACAGCCGAATCGATGATCGCTGCCGTATCTACAGAATTGTCGGCAAGTTCTGATGCCGTAACCGCATCTGGGGCGATGTTGGCCGCAGTGATCGTGTCAGTAGCAATCTTGGCGCTAGTAACAGCAGCGTCTTGAATTGCCGCCGTGTCGACCGCATCATCAGCAAGCTCAGAATCTGTGATCGCGTTAGGTGCGATCTGAGTTGCCGTAATACTGTCAATTACAACCTTCGCGCCAGGGATGACGCCATCGTCGATCAGGTTGACGACACCCTGTTGTACCAAGCCTTTTACAGTAAGGCGGCGGGTTTCGCTAGACGAATAATCGGCAACGGCAATATCGTCGTTAGCTTCTGCATCTGCCTGCGACAGAACAGGAAGCTCTGAAATCCTGAGATCGGCCACGACTTACCGTTACAACAGTGCTATTGCTATTCTAAGGCGCTTAATCCTGCTGCTCGACTTCGATAAAGCCAGACTGGTTCGCTTCTTGACGGATCCGATCTGCGAAGCCCTGCTCTTGTAGCAGGTAATTTGAAACGTACCTAGTGCGAAGCCTGATTTCGCCTGTGGTCACAAAATCAATTGTGGTCTCGATTGGTTCGTCTGGAACAAATGCCATGGCGACATTAGTAATACGCGCATCAAACTCATACCACACTTCGTCGTCGAAGTCATCGCGCTTGCCGCCTGGTTTAAAGCCACGTCCCACCAAAGTCAGCTTGGCGAAAAATTCGCTGCCAATCCGTGTACGCAGCAAAAGCTGGTTCATGTAAATTGGCATCTCAACAACACCAGCCGATTCGCCTTTGATCAGTGGATCGCCGGTACGGCGTTCATAATCGAAGAAGCAGATGATGCGCCCGCCACCACTGATCAGACCTGAATAATTACGGCGGAACTCATCCGAAAGCGCCGTGGCGTCAATGACATCACGCTCGGTGTTTAGTTCATAGTTTGTAACTTGCCCCAGTACACGTTCGTTGTTGTTGCGAACCTGAACGCTGATTGGCACGTCACGACCTGGATCTACTAGGTTGATGCGGCCTGCAACTTCACCGGAAATTGCTTCGTCAAATGTTTGATACAGGCGGATAGCGCCGATCTCATCCACATAAATGTAGAAAATGCCATCGCTGTAAACCTGATTTGTTGGCCAGCCGCTTGCCGCAATAAAGCTCAACAACGACCCATCGGTCGTTTTCATCTCGATTTGATCGCCTGTAATCAGCAGGCCAAGCGGAAAATCAAAGCTAAACCGATCCTTGGCCGGGTTTACGTCGGATGATTTGACCGTACCAGACAATGATTCATCGAGCTGAGTACGGCGCAGCTCGACTTTGCCGATCTCACCAAGAAGAACCGCCATTACAGATCAATGCTGGTGTAATCTCCGGTCATGGTGAAGCTGATGTCTGCAGTCATGATTTCGCCAGTGCTGCAGGTGATTGAAACGCTATTGACAAAGGCGTCGAAATCAAGGTCGCGGGTTCCCCAGCGGAACTGAAGGCGAGCGGCAGTAGGCGTTCCAGTGGTGATGCAGTTATCAATGGTGGTACGCAGGCTGTCGTTATCGTCGTGGTACATGATGGTTGCGCTACCGGTTGCGCTCTTCAAGCCTGCTGCATACACCCTTGCGTCATCGCCAAGGTCCGTTGCATCAAGCATGTCCACATTCGTACTGATGCTCCAGTTGCGAACGCGGGCCTGAGTTTTATTGCCGAAGACCATAACTCCGTCTTTGCCGCTATAAAGGGCCATCGCCGGAAACTCGGAAGATCATTACTCCTATTCTAAACCCCATCCAAGAATCCTGTAAACCGGCAAGTTACCGTGGAAATTCCGGGTTTGACGCTTTCTACTGTCGGCGGTTCAGCGAAACGCCACTGCAATCCCGAGCCGTTGACTTCCCGGATATACGCAGCCAGATTGTTCGACGCACCAACCGCTCCATTGGTATTATTAAACACCAAGCGGTTCCAACCGCTGTTTGTGCTTTCGTAAGTCGAGATAATCTGGGCGGCTTGGTCGTCAGAGATATTTGCAAATGTCAGGCTAAGCTCTGAATTGCTGCGGCGATTCGTGAACCGTACCACGGTAGTGGCACCGTTTTGTGCCTGAAACCGAGTCTGCGGATACGTACCAGGGCTGTAGCTACGCGCGGTTGGCCTGATCAGCGGAAAGTAGACGTTAGCCATTACTCAGACTCCAGCACGAACTGGTTTGTATTCCAATTCAATACTTCTAGTGTACCAGTAGCAGTCAATGGGACATGGCTGCCGGCAATTTCCACCAAGCCATCTTCGGCATAAGTTAAACTTTCAACTTTATACACGCGATCGGTTGTGGTGTCATTTTTGATTGTAAATACAGTGTTATAAAGTCTTGTTTGTGTTGTGGCGCCGTTGACGACGACAAGATTGCTTTGCTGAACCGTTGTGGTGCCCGGCTTCCAATAGAACACAGAATACGTGCCATTGGCTAGATCTTGGCTGACGATAGTTCCATCTGATGCAACGCTGCCGTTTTTAAAACGGCTTGTGTGTGTAACCTCGCTGACCAAGCGGAAATACTGGCCAGGCATTAAAGACATCGCAGATTGGGGCGTAGTCTGAAACTTTACGCCGTGATCAACTTCTTTTCTTGTTTTTAATGCGTACAGGGCAAAAGACTCTGCATGTTTTTCTGATGTGCAAAAACCGCTCATGTCAAAAGTTTCAACTGGATCGGATTCACTTCCCCCGCTTCTTTTACTAAAACGTGCTTTATATGTCCTAGTTTCAGGAAAACCGTTCTTTACTTCTTGCCGCCACAAACACACAGCTTGAAATAACTGCCGTTCTTCTGGGCTGAGAAAACTGACCTGAAGATCACGAATATTACCATCTGTAAATAATGCTTTTATTTCCGGCTTGCCAGAAAAATTGATCTTGCCGGACTTATAAAACGGCACTGATGGATATAGGCTAAAACGTCCGCCCAAAATTGAAAAATCAAGCAAACAGTACGCAGCCTGCTCAAAAATAAATTCTCGCAGGTTTTGACGTTCACTCACCACGCCGTCCCAGTAGAAAGAGTTGCTTTCGCAGAATCGGGCTGCCGTAGCCATCCGAGTTCTATCAACTTGATCAACCCCGATCAAATTACCAGCGCCGATCGTTCCATCGGTCAGAAGTGCGTATGCAATTTCGGGAAATAGATTTGTTGCGTCTCGGCCTGGTTTAACCAAGCGATCCACAACAACACCTTTTTTAAAATAGGCAGATAGCTGGCTGAAGTTGGACCATTCTTTACTGCTGTTTATCTGAAGTCCGGCAATAGCCAATTTATCGTAAGTGGCCCCTTCTGTCGTGTTGTTAATCTCATTAACATACACGATTTCATGCTCTGGGCCGTCGAAGTGGCTGCTCCTTTCGGACTCGTAAACGGGATGATCGGATATAGCATCGTAGGGGTTGAAAGACTCTTCGATAAATTTGGCATCTTGTGTTTTTATTCGGGCATAAATGTTTGCCGTTGGAATATACACCCTGTCGCCATCTGTGTAACCAGATCCAGCATTTACAACTGTCCAGTTTTTTGCATTATTTGAATACACATTTACTCTGACTTTCAGGCCAGAGCCAGTGCCGCCTGTGGGGTTGACGACCTGCGTTGATGTAGGCGTTTCAGGGCCGATAAACTTTGTGTATCTTTGGATAGCCCAACGATCTCTATATTTTTTTACTTCACCTATGCGGTATTGGGTGTCACCTTTGGTGACGGGCTTAGGGTCGTAGCTGCTTTTTCCATAAACTTCCCTGTATTCAAGTCTGTTGCCGTCCCAGTACCAGTATTCTTGTGTATAATCATCATCTATTTGGATACGGGTACTAACGTAGTCAGTTTCGTAGTCATAGCGTGTTTCTTGAAGGCGCCATTGATCAAGTTTCGGTATGACTCCGACGGATGACACGCTAAACCCGTAAACCTTTCCTGCTGTTCGCGGTGGCGAACCTTTTACCCATTCAGTATTGCTAACTTCAATCTCAGTTAAAAGCAACTTTCGACCCGAAAAACGAAAACTAATTGATCCGTTTTTTTCATATGGTAGTGTAGTGCCTTGTTCCAGCAAATAAACTTCCTTGTTTAGCCACTTTTTATAGATGACATTTCCTGCATAGGGTCTAAACCTAAATTCGTACTGACCAAGATCATGGTTGACACGGATGTAATTGTACTGGGGTTGTGGCGTTTGCCCTTTGACGCAAAAAGGCACTGGTGTTACATTAGTCCAACTGCTTGCTCCTATTTTTTTGTACTGCAAGGTGAAAAAACTAAACCGCTTTATATACGTCTGAATAGAGCCAAGGCTAATGCTGCCATTCTTCTCTTCATATTCTCGTACCACCGAGTCTCCTGGATAACTATTTACGTTTGCGAATCCGGTAATTTGCCTCCATACTGTCGATTTAATCCCGATTTCGGTGCTGGTACATGCGCGAGAATTTGAGACTGTTCCAATGGCAACTCTTTGCAAAGCGGTTTTGGAATACGGGGGATCCGCTCTGTTTAAATTGTTAGTAGATACCGTATCTACGCGGTCGCCTTCGACTACTTCAAATACGAAGCTTTTCCGGTAGCCGACAGACCACGGTTGCGTGGGCACTTTAACTGCTGCAATAAGTGCATTGCCTGCCATATACTGCTCGCCAGCAGTTATTGCAGCATCTGCGTTTTCTCGACCACTGTCTACGGCTGAACGTACATCTTCAATTCCCCAAGGTTCGTAACTATCCCTTACGACCTGTTCAATACCTGCACCATCTAGTCGGTAAATAAGTGTGGTGCCGTTATAGGACGTGATTGCCGCTAGTCGCGGGAAAAATCCTCTGTATATTTTCTCCCGTTTCTTCTGTATTTCTCTGTTTATTTTCTCGTCACCGTCATCTGGTTTTAGTATTAGCTCATAATTTGGCCGGTAGTACATACCATTTGGCATTGGGCTATACACACCAAATTGGGTCTGCGTTGACGGTGTACGCGCTCCACTGAAAAAAGTCCTGAATTCGGATCTTGCGTCAAAATAGACACTAAATACATCGGGAGTCGGAGATGGGGCTAGTCCGCTTTCGGAATAATAAGTGCCTGGATACACCAACCTGCCGCCGTTTTTTCTAAAAAATAAAGCGACTTTTGCTTTTGTGTAGTTTTCAAGTAGAAGATCTCCGATCGCATAACCACTGAAGTCGGGTTTCTCCGCGATATTGCCGGAGCTGAATAAAAATACGCCCTTAAATTGCTGGTGCGTTCCTTCGCTCAGAAGTTGAGACCAGAGCAACTGTGATGAAACCCTAACGCCTCTGCGTGTAAAAACAAGCGGAATGATAGAGCCGAGCGTTGCTAAATCCTGTACGGCGTCAAAGCCAACTTGAGGTGCAAATTTGCTCTGGCCTATTAAATCTGCCGTCTGCAATGAAGGCGGAGTTTTTTGCTGCTGCGGCGAACGCGGTTTCGGCGCAAGTAAAACACTGACGGCGGTAGACGCCAAACCAATTACAAGGCTAATAATTGCAATTGTTGTCGCTTCATTCCTAATATCTGGCACTAACTCGTATTCCTTGGCGCGTTTGCCGTTATACGCTTCCGTTAAGCTAAGAAAATAAAAGTATTCGTCTTCAGTTATGCCGACGGTATTGCATAACTCGATTTCGGCAGGCAGTAATACTCGAGGGCCAGAAGGGCGCCGCAAGGACTCCACGTCACCGTTGATTCGACGTAACTCAGCCATCCTTCCTCAAACCAGACTGCCAAACCGTACCCATTGTCCGACTGGCATAGTGCTACACATCCAAGTCTAGGTGATATTGTGCGATTTCCCCAGCGTTCCAGCTCTTCTTTGAATACCGCAGTATCGCCACGGCGCAGCCTTCGATACCATTGCCGCGTTGGTGTCGGCACAGAAAACCCGTAGTACCGCAATACTTCGATACATAATCCAACACAGTCGGTAGCGCCGTGACGTTCGATCGACGCACCAAGGCGATAAGGTTTGCCGAGTAGCTGGTGCGGGTTCAACGGTTTTGAATCTGAGCGGTACTAGGCAGTGCGCCAACCATTTTTCGCGTAAGGACTCTTGTTGGTGCTGCCGTGCCAACAGCATCAATCGAACTGGAAAGTGTTAATTCAATTCGCTCAGGGTCGTACGCCATGTTTGCAACAATCCAGTATTCAGTGGTCAAAATTTTGGATACGGTAAAATTTTCTGGGTTCATAAGGCATGTATCCATACGTGTTTGCCAGCGGGACCGTACAGCGTCAATGGAATGGTTCATTGAAATTTGGTTGTTTGCCATGACGATGTTTGATTCGATGTTGTCACCACTGCGGCTTTTGGCGGCACCTTGATAGATAAACGACAAGTATTGATGGTTAGCGTTGTTTAATCTGATCTTTGTATCTGGCTGGCTGTTTTGAAAACGATAAGCAACACGGCCATTGGGTAGGTAAAAGGTAACAAAATTTGTCAGCGCAATGATGCTCATAATCCCAGCTTGCTACGTTGTGCGCGGCTGTTCTTCAGTGTACTGATGGTGCGGGACTGCCCCATCTTGGCGCCACGCTGAGCAGCTTGATCCATACCAGCACGGAACTGATCCTCAGTGACGAATCTCATGCCATTGATTTCAGTCACGCTATAGCTGACATTGACGGTGCGCGTACCAGCAGGGCCTTCGCCGTTGCGGTAACGATCCATTGCAGCGGATGTGTTGCTGTGGACGTAACCACCTTGGCTGCCCATCGTGAGCAGTTCGGGACCGCGTTCGCC